ACTTATAGCACGAGGATCTCAAAATACATATGCTCCTGTAACACAAGCACATGAAATAAGATCATATGATTTAAACAAATATAATGATCAATTTAATATTTGTTTACCACGTAATTCTGATACAGTATGTTTTTTATATTTATCTTTCGAACCAAATAATCCTAATATGACAATAGAAGAATTTAATCAAACTATAGAACATGGTAAATTTGATATAATAATTGGTAATGTTGTAATATCAGATTATTTAAGCTTATATACAAAATTAAAACCTGTACAAAAAATAGATAATATTATCACTATAAAATTACCTTTTGAATATTTACATAAAGAATTGTTACAAATCGCATGTCAATGTGCTGAATGTAATGTTAAAGTGCATAATATTGATACTAGTTTATTCAATAATTGTTCAATAATTACTGATTTAATATTTTATAATAATCAGGAACGTAGAATGTATACTGGTGAAACACAAAATAGAATGATTCAAATGTTCGAAACACAAAGTATCAATTCTAATAATCATATTGATTTAAGTTTTAATTTAATGTCAAAAGGTTATTTTATCGAAGGTGATATTGATAATATAAGTGAGATAGATATTGTTTGTGATAATATTTCACGAATTAAATATAATAGATTAATGATTCATTTATTATGTAAGAAAATATCAAACAATTTATTATATATTTCGTTCAATAATACAGATTGGCAAAATTGTACATCAAATAGTTTTGTAGGATCGTTGAATCATGGTGAACATGAATTTAAAATGAAAATAACCAATAATAATAATTGTGAATATAAAATACATGCATTATCATGTAATTCAATTAAATATGAAAATGGGTATTATTCTATTATGGAAAATAGTACATTAAATGGTTTAATAGTCGATCCTAGGAATATTATACCAATGGGACAAATAATTGAACTAACGCAGAATAATGTTAATAGATTACCATCTGCGAATAGGTATGTTATAGTATGGACAGATGTGCGAAAAAAACTATCAGAAGATGAAGAACATGTATGTATAATATGTCAAGAGGATATTGGTATGTATTATGCATCCTGTTCATCATGTAATAATAATTATGATTATGATTCGTTAAAACATTGGTATGGAATAAATAAAACATGTCCTTTATGTAGAACACCATGGATAAATACAAATAGATATATTAACGAGGATGATGAACATATCGAAACTGATGACAATGACATACGAATTTTGCTATAGAAGAAAATATCAATAGTCCATAATTTGTATAAAAACTACTTAGAATTTAATGCATAATATTTTATTAATGGTATTGATTAATAAAATATTAGATTTTACTAATAATCGTTTATTAGTGGGACAAACTTGTGATGTTATAAAGTTCACACATTTAATATTTCAAATTAATGAACATATATCAATGTCTGAATTCGAAACACATATTAAAAATGGACAATTTATTGTTAATATCGGTGGATCAAACACTTTAAATTCTATTAGTTTATACAGTAAAATGTCACCTATAATTTGTTACGACAATTGTTATATAGTGAAAATCCCTTTCGAATCTACATGGAATGAAATTTTATTATGTCAACTTCAATATCATGATGTAAGACTTGAACTTCATAGAATCGATTATTTATTTAATAATATAAGTGTTATGACTGAACAAAAGTTTTTAAATGAATCGCGATTAAATACAATCCAAGGAAGAGAAACAAATAATTTAAATACACAAATAATAGATGATATAATTAATTCATCATATGAAAGATCATATCAAGGTTTAACTTTAGACGATATTGAATGTATAGCACATCACGATAATAGACACCGTTTAAATTTTAATCACATAGTAAAAGGTTTTTTTATCGAATGTATGGATTGTGACATCAATAATATTAATGGTTTTGCCTTGATTTTGAATGGTACTACACGATTTGAATATGATAAACATGTGTTACAAACAGTTGGACATAAATTATCTGATAAATTAATATATATTTCATTAACAAATAAAATAACATATGAAACAAATAGTTTTGATAGTTTTGTTAATGGTCTAAATTGTTCGCGCATTGATTCGATAGTATGTAAATTACCAGTGAATGAATCGTGTAATTTACGATTGTATGCTGTTAATATGGATATTGCACAATATGCAGGTAATATGTTTTGTTTTAAATTTGTAAATTAAGTATTTTTACTTAAATATTCTACTAATACATTATAATTATGATGATTCAATAATTCTTCATTTACTTCATTCATTATTTGAATTAAATGTTTTACAACAAAATATTTTTGCTCATGTGTTGAACAAAAATTTAAATGATCAATATATTCTTTATCTGTAAGAAATAGTATAGTATACTTTGCATTGGAATTCAAACTTTCAATATATCTAATTCGATAATTATCAATACATATAACATCATGATAAACTGACATGTTTTTGAATTTTACCAATGTTAGTAAATTATTTACATCTTGTAATCTAATATTTGTTTTACCAAATATTAAACAATTTGACATTGAAAAATTCCATAATGCCATTTCGTATTTTGGAGTATAAATATAATTATTTGTATTGTATCTATTATTATAATCAGAATGTGATTTATTAGTGTTATAATTTTGTTGAAATTCAAATTGGAAATAATTTGACAAATCAAATGAATTGTATTTTATACCAGCATGAATAAATGATTTATAATTTATAATATCTTTATCACTAGTTTTTTTAGGAAATATCATATGATCCCATACATTTTTTTGCAATAATCGATGATTATAATAGGATTGCTTTTGTTCGGGTATAACTTTTTGTACCAATCCATTTTGTAACATAGATTGACATGTTTTTGTAGAATAATGGAAACGTTTCTCAATATATGTATTTGTACGCAATAGTGATATCATTGTAAAATATAATAATAATATTGTTTGATGTTTAAAAATCAATTTTTATAAAATAACAAAATAAATATATACATAGTAATGGAATTAATTGTTGCTACGACTGAATCTGGTATAATAGGACGTAATAATAGTTTACCATGGTATATACCTGGTGATATGAAACGTTTCAAATCAATAACTGAACATGGTATAGTTATTATGGGACGAAAAACATTTGAAAGTTTACCAAATGGAAAGCTCAAGAATAGAATCAATATTGTTGTAACACGAAACGAAGAAAAAGTTATGAATGATGTTATTTTTACTAATATGGATAAAATATTTGATATATTAGAAAAATATGATAAAAAAGTATTTATTATTGGTGGAAGTGAAATATATTCACTATTTTTTGATTATTGTAATGTCATACATATTACAAAAGTGTATGATATAGAAGAAATGTGTGATGATGTGCGATTGAAATTTGATATATTTAAAGCATGTGAAAATTATGATATAATTAGTAGTGAAATAATAAATGAAAATAGTGTGAAATATCAATATCTAACATACAATAAATGAAAAAGTTACATCCGTTACTTGTAATTATATCGAAATTCTATATTACCATCCTCGTTATATAGAATATCTTCATCCAATAACCAATGGAATAAAGCTGATCCAGATGCATATTCCTTTCCAAATGAATTTAGTTCAATAAAGTAAGGTTTGTCATCATCTAATAATGCAAAGTCGTATGTATATGAATCTAAATCTATTTTGTTTTTTAAAGTGGTGTTAAAATAATTGGTAATTAATATTCCATATAAATTAATTTTTCCAACAGTTAATTCAGGATAATAATTGTGTAAATTTTGTTGAGAAATTGCAGTGATTTTATTTTTATATACAAATACTCTAAATTCTTTCCAAGGATCTATTTTCAGCCATGGCAACAAATATAACTTTATATGTTCTGTATCAGGATAAATTGGCGAATGTCCATTAATAGACGATACTAGTGATTCAATTACTTGTTCCATATTATTATATGGTCCCGCACCATGTTGGCCATATTTTAAGCTAACATTCTCTGATCTAATAAATTTATCAGTGAGAAATGGATCATACTTTGTTACAAACTGATTTAATTCTTCTCTATAGATCTCTGTAAATTTACCTGTTTTAGATGATATTTCGTTGGCTTCTTTTAGCCATTGCAAATCATTAGAATATAAATTAATAACTTTGTATTGTGAATGGAATTTATCTATCCACGAATGAGTATGTGTTGCTCTCAATACATTAGCATAATCTGATGGCTGTGTGCCATGGTTATTTGAATTGAATCGTTCATTATCGTATTTTATTACGTCATCGCTATCGATATGCTTAATATAAATCATATTATATTATGTATAATATGATATCTTTAATTATATAACATATAATATAAAATAAGAGGTATGTAAGTACATCACACATGAATTGAGTCAATGGATATAATTAGGATAAGAACATATAGGCGACCGTGACAAATCCGAATACAAGGGTGTAATTGATTCCGGGCTTATTGCCGTAATCAACATACCCGATCATATCTAAATCTTCGGTGGGAGTGCCAGTGAATTCACCGTCAAGAGGTACGCATTCGTTCAGGTACACACCATTGAATTCGGGAAGGAGATCGATAGGTATCATTTTGCGTTAGGGGGGGAACTTGATGTTTTTAGATTAGGACAGCAAGTAAGATACTAAAATTATTTAATGATAATTTGTTGTTTTATTTTTTTCAATTTTTTTATATTGAATGCTCGATAATATAAAAAACGCATGTTAAACAGCTAAAAATCAACATAAAACACCTTATTTAGATGCTTGTTCAAGAAGAAACTTTTTTTCTTCTCTATTGACATGAGCAAGTTGTTGCTTATCATTGCGTAAATACGAGGTGCCATCATAATCAAAATCAGTTCGGCAGTATCTACGCCCAGAATGACGTCCATAATCAACACCGGGAGTTGTAATGATTAATACAACAATCAGTGCACAAAGCAGTTTACAAATAGTGATAACAAATTCAAATACGTCAGAAGTCATGATTTGGAAACTAGTAGTATATGAAACAAAAGATAATAATATTGTAATAGGTTTATATAGTATAATATTATTCAAATTTTAATTATAATACTCTAGCCGATGGTTCACCGTTAGTTTCTACCCAATTAGGCAACCAATAACCATCTATAACTCCAAAATTATTACCAAAATATTCATGATATTTACGCTTGTAATAAAATGCTTCTTTAGTAGGACAATCTATAAACATTTGATCTCGATTTTGGAATTCATCATCACTAACTATTGATTCCATATGCTCTTGTAAAATTTCAAACCAAGATTTTTCATTTTCATTACTAATGCCATCTGAAAATGCTTCTTTAGATCTATATAATATTTCATCTGGCAATAGTCCAGGATATAATGCATTGAAAGCATTGCGAATTAATTGCTTTTCCATTCTTTTACCTTTAATAGGGATTTTAAATTCAGGATCAATAGATATAACATAATCAACGAAATCTTGATCTAAAAATGATGGTCTAGCTTCAAGACCCCAAGACGAAATACAACGATCCATACGCAAGCCATCATATTGGTGAATCTTTTTAGTTCTATAAATAGAATGATCTTGTCCTGCCATAGCATTTGGTGCATATTCATTCTCTTTATATCCCATCATTACTTCGTCAGCACCATCGCCATTTAAAATTACTTTAATATCAGAATTTTGCGCAATATCTTTTGCCAGCCAATATTGAGGTATTGATGCACGTATAGTAGTAATATCATAAGTTTCTAAAACATATATTAGTTCATCTATTAATGCTATGCCTTGTTCAGCAGTAAATGGTGAATATCGATGAATAGTTTTTAAATGATCTGCTACAATTTGTGAATACTTTCTATCAATGGAATTTGGTAAACCTGTCGAAAATGTATGTAAATTAGGAATTAAAAGTATTTTTACCATTATTGCTGCTACTACTGATGAATCTAAACCACCTGATGCAGTAACACCAATAGGTCTATCCGATAAAGTACGTCTTTTTACAGCTTTAATTAAATGATCTGTTACACCAATAAATAAATCACGTTCACTACGTCCATATACTATTGTTGGAAAAGTATAGTATGGAATTTGTTCACAATAATTATAATTATACATAGACATTACTGTACCAGGTGTAAACCCTCGACCACCTCTACCAACACTAGATAGAGTAGATCCAAAAATACGTTTATTAGCATCAGTATTATAAAATAATGGTCTAACACCATAAGGATCGCGACAAATAAATGTATGAGTATTTGTATCTTCACTACCACATATTTCGTCAATATTCAAAATAAATGCATATTCACCTCTAATAATTTCTAAAATTTTATTAATGTCACGAAACTTTTTATATAAATGTAATATTACTTCACAATCTGAATGAGACTTAAGATCATTTTCAAATCCATATTGTTCAATGATCTCCTTAAAATTAAATATTTCACCATTAACAATTAATGTACAAATAATATGAAAATTATTCTCATAATCTTTGAATGAAAAACGTAATGGCTGATCTCCTAATGGTGTTATATCGTGAATAGACAAACGTTGGAAACCATACACGATATTATCATCATACATTACAATTGTATTATCAGGTCCTCTGTTCTTAATACTATCTAATAAATGAAGATTATCACGAACATATTGTTGTGATATAGATTGTTTACTAATAATTGACCAAATACCACACATTATTAATTGTAATATAAAAAAATTGTTAAGCCAATAATCAAAAAGTATCTGTTAATTCTTTTAGCCATGGTATTTCACGAACGTATGAATCACCTCTGGTCTCGAGAACACAAGGTATATTGCGTTTATAAGCTTGTTTTAATACTTCTGAAAGAGCACTAATACCAATTGTACCTTCGCCAATGCTAGCATGTCTATCAACATGTGAATTATATGGTGTTTGCGAATCATTGAAATGAATTAATGCAACATTTTCTGTTCCTAATATTAAATCTACAGTTCTAAAGAAATATTTTACTTTCTTTCTAGTTGATATATCTATTCCTGCTGAAAATATATGACATGTATCAATGCATATTTTAAGATGTTTCTTTTCTTCTTCATTAAACATATGATAAAAATTACTCAAATATTCTATGGAATTGTTTTCTGTTACAAACATTTCAGTTCCTTGACCCGCTGCTGTTTCAAGAATCAATTTAGATGACAAATTATTATCTTTAATAAATTTAACAATATATCTTAGTGATAATAGCATATTTGATAATGCTTTTTTATCAGTCAATTTCAAACTTTTACCAACATGAATTACACAACCTATTGCTCCAATTTTATCAGCAACTATTAATTCATTACATATTGTTTTAAATTGTATGGATTTGTGATCTATATCTTTAGCAAAATTTAATGTATAAGGAGCATGAATAACCATAGACATAATATTATCAGATAAATATTCTTTTATTTTATCACCTATTTTATTATATTTTGTAATTAAATTAGGATTAAATGTTCCTCTAGGATTATCAACAAATATTTGAATAAAATTGCCTCCTAATTCTTGAATTTCTGAAAGAGCACCAATAATATTGGCACATGGCATATGGGCTCCAAAGAAAAAAGTCATTATATTATTAATTGGTATAATAAAATAAAGTAATACAGCGAAAAATCAATTATTTAACATTAGACAAATTCCATAATCATTCTGTCTATATCGAATATATCGAATATATGATTAGTAG